TGTTTGGCTGTTGGCCTTGACCTCAAACACAGTGTTGGACGCATTCGACGCCGTGCTGTACACACGCGACACGGTGAAAGTGTTGCTTGCGACCTTTGCGTGCAAACCAGTAGGCGAACCAGATGGCGAACAAAAAAACTTGACCGTATCGCCAGGAACAAGCGGAACAACTTCGTCGTGAAGCGTCTTAAAAGCGCATTCGGCAGTCGTTTGGTAGCCTTGAAGCCATCTTTCGCACCGTATACGAACTGCGCCGAATGGCTGCCCAACGAGTCCGGTCGGTGCGGCAATCGGGGGAACGTAACTTGCGTAAGCCCAACTCCACTGAAGATCCGTAAGCCGCGTCAAGACAAGCGTTGGCTTATTGCGATGCGTCAACGTCAACTTGTTGTTGTCCTGTGCGTAGGTCAACTCCATCAACTGCGTGTCTGAGTAGCTGTTCGGGTGCGTGAGGCCGGACGCCGGAGACACCAGCGACCAAGTAGACACCGAGTTGTTGTTGATCGCGTAGTTGACCCAGTTGGCTGTCGCAGCACTCGACGAGAACGTCGCAGAGTTGGTGCTGTAGTAGTTGCCAAGCCCTTGGTCGAGGCGCAGCGAGCCTTGCGGGTAGTACGCTGCAATCGTAAAGCTGTTGGTCCCTGCGCTGGAATACGCATTGATCGTCGTGCCGGCGACTGACTCCTTGATCTTGAAGGTCGTGCTCGACAGCTTATCAATGTAGTACAGCGCGCTTGTGCCGATAGTTGACGTTGGCGTCACAGCAGCCGAAATCTTGAGGGCTGGAACCGCAAGAAGTGTTGATGCTGCCGGCGTCATGGTGCCGGTTTGCTGACTTCCGACCTTCAGTCTAAACTGCGATGCATCAATAACATCGATGTAGTACCAGCGAAATACCGAACCAGATTCTTGCAAGATCACGGCGTCGTTTTGTCGAAGGCCGTGATTGACGTTTGTAGTAAAAATGCCTTCGCTATCTTTATGAGTCCATGTTCCTAGGTCACGCACTTGCGCCGGACCAAGCGTCAGGGCCGTGTATACCGCGCCGACGTTTGCCGCTGTCAGCCCATAGATCGTTACCGGCGCATCGTTCGGCAGGTTGTCAAGGTTGCCCGCAGTGATGGTCCAGATGCCCGTCGAAGTGTTGACGGTGCAGGCCCGCGCAACGAAGTAGTTTTCCGCCGTCAGGGCGATCGGTGCCCCGTTGCGGTAAAACCGTACGTTGCTGGCACTGAGTTCCAACATCATGTCGGGATCGCCCTGAAAAGGGATCATCCGCGACTTGGTTGAGTTGCTGAACGCCGCGCCAACGTACTGCAACCCTGGACGCCGCTTCGCTGCCCCCTGCGGCTTGATGTACATGTTGCGGCACTTTTTCAGACCAGACTGGTGGGCTTTCTGGTCGATGCGCCCGTACATCTCCGGGCTGACTTCGCCAGCGTTGAACGCAAGTTGAATGGCACGAGTGTTCGGCATGGCTAGCGAATGCTGATCCAGCTAGGGGTGTGCGAGGGCTTGATCTCGGCCTGCGTAGTCTTGTCGTGCGACGATGCCTGCATCATGTATGCAGTAGCCATCTGAGCGCACCGCTTGGACTCGGCGGCCCCGACATCGCCCTTGATGATCGGGCCAGCCAGCATGGACGACAGGTGCCACGACAAAGCGATCGTGAACAGCGTGCTGAACAGCGTCGTGTCCACGATCTTCGCGTTGTAGCGGATGACCGCCTCCTCTTGGTTGGTGTAGAGGATGCGGTTCCCGTGGATGTCCGACTCGACTACGAACTTCTGCGGGATCAGCCTGCCGTTCACCACCCAATCGTCGGCGGCGTCGGGAGGCATCACCGCCAAGATGCCGCTGGCGTCCGCCGGCACTTCGTAGGCGTACTCCCATTCCGAGCGCGGGTTGTCCGTCTCGACAAGAGCCTTGCGCTTCAGAGCGAACGACCAGCTACCCATTTCAAGCAGGGTGTCGCGGGCCAGCGGGTAGAAGCGAGCGCACAGAGCGGCCTGCGCCGAGCCGTCCGGCGGGTCGATGCTTGTGACCTTGGCCGTCTCCCCGATGTTGGCAAGAGCCAAGTTGCAGATGTCCACCTCGCTGGTGCCCATGCGCTGCACGGCAATCCACGCTTCGTAGAACCTCTGACCCAGCGTGTTCATGCCGGCACCCGTGTAGTGGATGCCGTCGAACATGACGGGAAGGTCGCTCGTCTCAATCGCACGCGAGTAGGGGTCAGCGTCCGTCATCTTGGTGATGGCGGCGTTGACCGTATTGGCGTAGGTCCACAGCACGTTCGGGCGCACCTTGGACGCCATCCACGGGATCTTGTGCGGGCTGACGCTGGCAAGACCACGGTCCACGATGGCCTGCCGGATGACCTGACGTAGCTTGGTGCAGTTGGCGTAGTAGCGGCTGGCGCGGCTTTCCGATGTCGCGTCTTCTTCGCCCTGCGCCCAGAAGATGCCCACGCACTCGCCAGTGTCGCCCTGCAAGGCGAACGCGGTCTTGGCGGCGTCGAGGACATCCAGCAATCGCCCAAAGCAGTTGTTCGGGTCGCCCGGTGCCCAACTGGTCTGCTGGTCTGGGTCGTGCCAGCCGTAGCCCGTCGCGCCCAGAGCGGTCGTCTCCCGCTGCGCCAACCCGCTGCCGCTGAAGCCAAGCGGAATGACATGCATGGCTTCGCCAAGGTACTCATGCATCCGCAGGGCAAGGCCAACGTAGTGCCCCTGCTTCGGCTGGATGCCCAGCGACGGCCCTTGGAACGGCTGGTACATGCCTGCCACGGGCGTGTAGTGGTTCGGGTAGTTGAACCCAGGCGGGTACGGGTTGCGCTTGTCCTTCTGGTGCTGCAACGCCAAGAACCCGGTCGATGCGGTGTAAGCACTTGAACCCGTGATGGGCGTGCCGCCGTAGGTCGCGGTCAAGTTGTAGGTGCCAAGCGTCCCAGTGGGCTGCAAGAAGTACGAACGACCGTAGACGACCTCCAGCGGGGTGCTGGTGCTGATGATGTCAAACACATCGTTGGTCGCCGGAGCCGAGCCGAACGGCGCGGCAAGCTGAGCCACCGTGCCCGACGCCGTGAGGATCTGCCTGTACTGGCCAGCGAGCGCGCCGGTTCGGAACAGTACGACCTGATCTGGGCCGTAAGGGCCTCCCGCCAAGGTGGCGCAGTTGATGACGCTTGCGGTCGATCCCGCCGCGACCGTGCTGTTTGTCGAGGCCGCCCTACCGCCGCCAAAGATCGCAACCTGAGTGTTGGCAGCAAGGATGTCGGTCAGAAACGTGACGGTGATCGGCTGGCCCGCCCCAGCGCACGCGCATGTGGTCCCAGCGGGCTGCGTGCCCTCGGCCTCGCCCTCAAACGGCGACCACGGCAGCCACAAGGCGAACTTGTTGAACGGAGTGCTCTGCCCGCTGATGGTTGGCGGCTGGATCGAATAAGTGTCGCCAGCCAACGTGTTGTTCGTGAACGCAGGGCTGACCTCCAGCACGAACTTGCCAGTCGCCGCGTCGTAGTAGACATCCCCACAGGATCGCGTCTGGTTGGCGTTGCTGCCCGTGAGCGGGGTGATCGTCAGGCCCGTCAGCGACCCACGAGCTTGGTAGGCGCGCTCTGCGAACGTCTTTTGGTAGCTGTTGGCTGCCGTCAACAGGTCTTGCCCAGCCACTTGCGTCATGGTGATTGGCAGGCTGCCGACCGAACCGATGGTGACGCCTTGCAGCGTGATGCGCCGCTCCGCCGTTGGCTCGTTGGTTGTGCTCGACAAGCCGGAGATCGTGTAGGTCGTGTTGGCGGTGATGCCTGACGGAAGGCTCGCACCAGAGAACTGCACCTTGTCGCCGATCGTTACGAAGTGCCCTTCAGCCAACGTGATGTGGTCCGTCGATCCCACGGCAACGCTTGCCACCGCCGTCGTGGTCGGGCGGCGCAGGTAGAACATCGTTTCGGTGTCTTGGACGGTCAGCACGCTGTTCGTTGCAGCCGATGCCGATGTCACCTGAACGAACGTCGGGTAAGGAGTCCTACTCAGTTGAATGTTCTGCTCCAGCGGACCAGTCAACGTCACGCGAACGTAGTAGTCCACGCCAGCCAAGAAGCTGCCAGTAGACGACTCAAACCGAATGCGGTCGTTGTCCGCCAACCCAGAGTTGAGGAACACATCGGCCCCGGTCGATTGAACCGTCAGAGTGCTCGTGCCAGCATTGTATCCAGTCACGGTTGCCGAGATCGGTCTGCACTTCTTGGCGACGATGTAGTCTCCAAAGGCGTCCTCGGTAAACGATGAGACGATGCCCTGCGGGACAGCAAGCGAGAACAGTGCCAGCACTGCCGTAGACGGAATCAGCACCGATCCGCCTCGCGTTGCAGACACTTGTATGTCCGATCCAGACGATGTGACTACCCAATACGACTGCTGCGCACTCATGCCGCCGGGGATGGCTCCACTGACGCGGATGCAGTCGTTAACCGTGAACAGGTTGAATGTTAGCGTAATGGTGCCCGTCGTAGTGTTGATCCCAGTTGATGGCATCGCCAGCACCGCCCCTGGATCTGTCGCCCCACGCACCTTGACCGCTTCACCAACGCGCACAGGCTGGTTGCCGATGCGGAAGCGCGTAGGCACCTTGTTGGTCAAGTAGCCCGGCGTCGCGTAGATCTGCGCCGAAACGCCTACCGTGTAGCTGCCAGGGTCGTTGACGCCGCCTAGGACGCTACGCAGCAGCACCGTGCTCGTCGTGCCATTCGCTCCGCCAACGAAAGGATAGGTGAACTCCTCTCCAACCTCCGGCAGAGGCGACAGATCTGGGCTGACGCTCACCTCAGAGTCGCTGGAGTTCGTCACCGTGTACGAACGCCCGTCGCGCTTGCGCGTGATGGTCAGCCCCGTCGCGTCGTACTGCCACTTGCAGTTCGTGACCAGCTTTCGCACCGACGATCCAGCCTGCACCGTGCAAGTGCCAGGGTACTTCGTAAACGACGCCCCCAGCACGTTGGTCTGCGTCGGCACCGGGTCGTAGAACGTCAGCATCTTCACGGCTTGCACCGCAAGGCCCTTGGTGCTGACCGTCTGCCACGGGCTGCTCTTCGGCCCCGTGCCGTAGCGAAGCGTCTGCCGGCCTCCCGCGAACGTCACCGGCAGCGTGAACGTGTCGCTGTAGCTGCCTTCCCCAAACTGCGTCGGGGCGATCTGCGGATTCCGCAGAGCGATTTGGAGGTTCTGGTCCTCCCAAGACTGGGCATCACCGATCGCGGTGCTGTTGCTCTGCCCGACTGCCAACAAGAACTTGCGCTTCGCCATGGAACACCTCGGTCAGATAGCACAAGGCCCCGCCGTACTCGGAAGCACGGCGAGGCCCAGGAACTCAGGCAGCCGCTCCGATCAGGCGATCGAGAAGCCGCTCGGGTAGAACTGACGACCGTTCTGAACGTCCTTCACCATGACAGCGGTGGCGGAGAACGAGTAGGTCGGAGTTGCCGCAGAAGTGAACAGCGTGACGGTGACGCCGATGTATCGACGGCCCTTGTAGTCGGCAGCACCCGTCAGCGGGTTGAAAAACTGATTGCTCGGGATCGAGGCAACGAACTGCTTGTTAGCGAACGAGGCATTGGGAATGCTGCCTCCAAGCTGAACCCTGCAAATTTCGCTGACCGTCGCAAGCTGGATCGTGCCACCGCTCACGGTGTCGGCAGCGACGAGCGCAAAGCTGCCACCAGTAATCGTGCCGCTTGCAAGCGTCACGGCCGACGTGAACGTGAACACGACATGCAGCGGCTCGCCCTCCAGAGCGCGAACCTGCGTCAAGTCGATCGCGTTCTCGAAAATCAACGCCCCAGTCGAGTTGCTGGCAGCCGTGCCAGAAAACGACTGAGCGGCAAACGAAGGAGCCGTTCCGGTGAACGAAAGAAGTGCGTCGGTAATCATGTGTGTGTTTCCTTGGATTACGCCGGGACAACGGCTTCGGTGGAGGTGAGAGCATCGACCTTGCGGACAGGAATGCCCTGGAAGGTCAGCCACGACATCGGGGTGCCGAACTGCGACAGGCCCTTCTCGATGTCAAGAACGCCCTGCGTGCGGTCCATGGCCTGGATGCGCAGCGCGCTGTACAGCGTGCGGTTCATGTAGAAGCACGGCTTGATGCCGCCGAACGACGGAATGCGATCCATCGCACGGGCCATCAGCTTGATGATGTTCGTGGCAGCACCCGTGCTCTGCGCGCCGCTGCCCGAGGTGGTGAAGACGCCATCCGTGCCCGAGCCGGTGTCGATGTTCGCAATGCGAACGACGTACCGCCAGTCCTTGACCGCAAGACCCGGCTTCCACTGGAAGCGCGAGACGTACGCTTGCATGCGGTTGTCGCCCGAGAAGATCGTCTGGATGCCCAGATCTTCCTTCATCAGGCCCGCGTTGCTGCCCTTCGGGAACGGGCAGTAAACCGTACGATCCGACCAGCCGAGGAGGTAGATCGAAGCGTTGTTGCTACCGGAGCCACCACCATGCAGCACGTTCACGCTGTTGCCAACGGAAGTGGCGCGACTGTTGTAGCGGTTCGCAAGACCAAGGAACTGCTTGGTGTCCGTAGCCGGATTGCCACCGAACAGGCCCTGCACGAAGGTCTGGTTCATCGACTCGATGAACGCGGAGTCTTCCGTAAGGCGGAACTGGCTGGTGTTGCCGTTCAGCTTGGCGAGGTCAACGTCCATCTCCGAACGCGCCTCGATCATCGCGCACGCCTCGTCCACCTGAGCCGTCGTGCTCTTGCTCGACGGGATGCCCGAGTTCAGAGCGCGGTAGTAGGTCGTCGGGAGGCCGGTGCGGATGATGACTCGATCGCCGGTCGGGAGGTTGCCTTCCTTCCAAACGCAGTCCTCAAGGACTTCGTTGGTCTGACTCAGCAGTTCGGCGATGTCGCCAATGCTGCCGTCGGGGTGAACACGCTTCGACCAGTCGGCCAGCGTGAGGTTGCTGCTTCCAAGAACTGCCATGATGATTCAGGGGGTTGGTGCCTACTTCGTCGAGTAGAAGGACTCGGCGATGGTGTTGAAGTCTCGCGGGCCAGTAGGCTTCTGGCTCGCAGTGCTCTTGCCGCCCACGAAATGATCCGTCGAGATCATCTCTCCGGCCTTGCGGAACAACCGCACCATCTCGGGATGGTTGGCGAGGCCGGAATCCTTCAGCAGTTCCTTGAGGGTCGGAGAAGCAAGTGCCTCGTACGCCTTGTTGGCGAGCTTCAGGCTCTCATCGAGCTTCGCGCCGCCGAACTCGGGATCGTTCTTGGACTGCTCAAGCCATTCGGCGCGCAAGTTCGTCAGCTTGGTTTCCTCGGCCTTCTTGAGAGCCGGGGCCATCTGATCGAGCATCTTCTGCGCGCCTTCTTGGTTCAGACCCATGGACTTGGCGAGGTCCGTGTACGTTGACAGGACGTTGGCGTCGTACTCACCCTTCAGGGTGTAGTCCTGAGCCTTTGGAGCCTCGCTGTTCTGCTGCTTGCCTGCCTCGGCATCCTGCTTCGGCGCGGCTTGTGCCTCCGTCTTCGCAGGCTCCGTTGCCGGGGTCTGCGCAGGCGTAGTCGCTGCGGCTTGGCCTTGGTTGGTGGTTGGGGCGGCCCCCGTCAGCATTTCAGTCATGCTTGTCTTGCGCGGCTTCGCGCATCATCAGCGGGTAGAGGTCAGAGCAATGCACGTTGACCAAGCCCAGAATCCTGCGCGCTGCATCTCGCCTACCTTCCTCAAAGGCCATAACCCCGAAGTTGGTGTTGAAGATGGAGTGAAAGACTCCGGCCTTGGACAGCAACCGATGCACAATGCGCCGGCCCTGCTTCTTGCCCATGAGCCACTTCACGTCCTCCACTTCCGATTCGGAAGCCAGACGTTCCCGCAAAGCTCTGTCTTGCTCTGCGGCCTTCTGGCCTTCAATGTCGTGGGGGTCGTAGTCGCTCACTACGCCGACGCTATGGACGGCGGAAAAGCACCATGCACCCCGTTACAGTGCGGCGAATACGGCAGCCAGGATTCGCGTCAAAGCCTTTGTCCAGGCTTCGCGCACGATCTCCTGCACCTGAATCCGATGGGTCATGGCTCGGTTCTGCGCCTCGGCAGACAGCGACCGATAGATGCTGGTGACATCCTCGCCCCTGGCTAGGCGAATAGGCAGCATTGCCGCATCCTCTGCCATTGCAAGCAAGTTTGCCCGCAGGATCGGGTCTTGGACATCGGCCTTGAGCGACGCCAGCAGGGCGTGCAACTCGTCCTTGAGGATCGACTCGATCTGGTTGGGGACCGGCATCAGCGCACCCCGGTTGCCTTGGCGGCGGCCATCACCCGCTCGCGCCACGCCTCCAGACCGCGCAGGTAGGTCGCCTTGTCTGCCTCCGACAGCTTGGTGTCGTCCGTGACGTACGAGGCGAACATGGGGGCGAACCATTCGTAGGTCGCCACATCCGCCGACGCCATTTGGGCGTCTGGGCAGGCGCACGCGCAAAGCAGAAGGGACGCCGCGAGCGCGGCACGACGGGCGATGGTCTTCATACTTCTCTGTCTTGGAGGAGTGCGATAAGCCGAGCCTCGCGCCGATCGGTGTCGGTGCGCGCCTCGGCCAGGATTTTGGTAACCGTGTCGGCGAAGGTGCCGCTGATCTTGCTCGCCGTCTCCAGGTGCTGCGACACGATGCGATCGTGAGCGACGCGCAGCCGCTCCTCGCGCTGCCAGAAGTACCACGCAACGCCGAAGGCGAGGCCGCCGCTACCGACGCCCAGCAGCTTGTCCCATGGGATCGAGACGAGGTCTTGCGCGGGCATTCCTGCTTGGGTGACAATGGCGACACTGCCGCCAGCGACAACCGCCGCGAGGCTTGACAAGACTGCGTGGCTCATGCTCATCGCCATAACACTTTCTCGCTGGCGAGCTTAGAAGAAAAGTCAAACATCTTTTTTCTGTTTCGCCACTAAGATGGAAACGACTACTTCCAGACTCCGCCGACTCTGATAAGCGGTGTGCAAGTTTTCCATACCCCGCTGACCTTCAGCCACACGGTGGTCTGCTTCCACACGCCGCCGACGCGCAGCCAGACAACCGTGGTCGTCGGTGGTGCTCCAGTCGGTGCGAGCAGCGTCAGCAGCATGACTAGCTAGCGCGCAGGACTTCGAGGTCGGCAGCGATCTGCGCCATCTCTGCGTCGATCTGCTCGATGCGGTCCACGTCACCGAGGCGCAGTGCGCAGGTCCGCTGCGTGCCCAGGTTGACCATCGCGGCCTCGTACAGTTCGATCCGTTGGGCGGTGTCCATCAGATCACCATTTGGCGCAGATGGATTGCCGCCGTGTTGTGCAGCATGTGGACGTAGAAGATCTCCGTCGCACCGTCCTTGTAGACCACGTCGAACGCTGTGTCGCCGACGATCGCCGCGCCCTGCGGGTACAGCATCGTTGACCAGGGGAACATCTCAGACCGGGCGAAGTCGAACGCGAACCAGCGGCCCGTCACCTCCTTCTGGAGGTAAAGGATGCCGTCGATCAGCGCGTACTTGCTGCCCGTCGTGAACGTCTCCGCGTTCGGCGAGTAGGTGATCGTCGCCCAGGTGTTCGCCGCGATGTCGTAGCGGTGCAGGGCCGCCGTGCCCGCGCCCTGGAACGAGTAGATGTAACGCCCGTTCAGGATTGCCGACTCGTTCGTCCAATCCGTCTCCGACGCGCTGTGTACCCAGTGCGCGCTCATGCCCGCGCCAGGAGCCGCCGCACGCGCCGCACCGGGCGACAACGTGCTCCAGGTGTTCGCCGTGATGTCGTAGCGGTACAGCGTGACCGCGTTGTTGCCGAGGTAGTACAGGAAGTTGTCGTTGCCCTCGATCGCGTAGACGCTGGTCGCGTCCGGCGTCGTGGTCCACGTCGCAACGGTGAGCGTGTCGGCGGTGTTCGCCGTGATCGTGCGGATCTGGCCCGCGCCGGTGCCGCCGGTGATTCGTACCTGCGAGTTGATCCACTGCGACGCCGTCCAGGTCTTGCCCGTCTGCACGAGCGTCGTGGCCGTCGCGCTCGTCGCGGTGCCGGTGGCGAACTGCTTGAAATCGCCGTCGATGATCGACGGCGTGGCCACCAGCTTGCCGTCGGTGCCGAGCGACGCCGCGAGTCCCGCCTGCGCAAGCGTCGTGTAGGTGTTCGTCGCGTAGTCGTAGACGCGGAAGCTGCCGGAGGCGAGCGTGCCACCAGTCAGCAGATACCAGCGCGGCGTCAACAGGCGGTACACCGTCGAGGCCGAGAACGCGCTCGCCTGCGTCGCTACCGTGATCACCGCCGTCGCGCCAACCGTGTTGCGCACGATGTCGAGCACCGCACCGTTGTTCGGACCCGACAAGATGTGGATCTTGTAGCCGCGAAGATCACGCGCCAGCGTCTGGTTGGTCGTGATCGTGCTCGTCGTGCCCGCCGTCGCGGTGAGCGACGCCGCGCCCACCGTCGAACCCGTAGACCATGCGCTAGCCACCGCCGACGCGCCCGCTGCCAGCGCGGGAGTCAGTGCCGGGGACGCAAGCAGCACCC